AAGGTAATGAAGGTCTTAAGAAGAAAGCTGAAAAGTCTGGCATGCCATTAGGTATTCTACGTCAAGTTTATAACAGAGGCATCGCCGCTTGGAAAACTGGTCATAGACCTGGTACTACTCCTCAGCAGTGGGGCTTTGCACGTGTTAACTCTTTCATCACTAAATCATCTGGTACTTGGGGCAAAGCAGACGCAGACTTAGCCGCTAAAGTGCGTAAAGAAGAGGTTGAAGAAGGATACTATTCTGATAAAGACAAGAAACAGAAAGCAACTCTTAAGAAACATGATAAGAGAATGATTAATATATCAAGAGACTCTATCAAGAAATACGAAAAAAGCAAGAAAGAAGAGAATGATCCAGCAATCGAAAAGCAGAAAGACGGCTCGTACTCATATAAGCGTCAAGTCATCAAAGAAGAAATCGATGTGTTGTTTGAAGGATTCATGGCTAACAAAGTTAAGTCTGTTTCAATCAATAAAAAGATGTATGACCATGCACTAAAGACATTGAAAGATGTTCTTACTCGTAAGCAGAAAGAAGCTAAAGCGAAGAAGACTGGCATGAGACATAGTTCTGAATACTATGCCGCACAGATTGCTAGAACGTACAAAGATGTAGATGGTAAAGTACTACACAAGATGCTAGGCGAAGAGCATATCTTCGAAGCAGGTGGTGCTGGAGATCGTGGTACAGATAAACTGACTAAGCGTTATAAGAAAGATACGCCTGGTGAAAGTGTTTCTGAGTCCATTGATGAACTATTCGAAGCACAGTTTAAAGTAGAAGTTGAAGGTCTACCTGACATGTTCATCGATGCAAAGAGCGCAGGTGATGTAAAAGCAACTCTACGTAAGAAGCTAAAGAAGCCTGATGATGTACAGAGTATTGAGCGTGTAACACCTGACAAGATTAAGAAGCACTTCAGAATGGTTGTTCGTGGTGATCAAGATCCAACATCTATCAACGAAGACGTTACACAGAAGCAACTGAGTGACCTTGAGAAGTTTGCTGATAGACTACTAGACAAGTTTGGTGTAGACGTAGAGTTTACAAGACACTTTGCAGATCGTATGAACGATGACAGAAACAAGCCAAAGATCACTATTCCTGAACTACAACGTTTCTTCAAGAAGGTTGCTAAGAACAAAGCAAAAGATATCAAGCAACTTGGTGATTCCGAAGCAGTATTGAAAGACATTCAAGCAGACTTGAACTTGCCTGTAGTTATCAACTATGACAAGAACAAAGAAGAGTTTGAAGTTGTCAACAAAACAATCATGCGTAAGAAAGACTTTAAGACACCTGATAAGGTAGTAAAGTACTAATGCGTTTCAAGTCATACATACGAGAGTTCAAAGTAGAGTATCCAGACTCCAAGAAGACACTGGGTATTCCACGTGACAAGATGCCACAAGTCAAGTCTAAGGACTATGATGAACTAGTATCTTTTCTCAAAAAGAAAAAGATAAGTATGACTAAGCGCAAAGTAAAAGCGAAAGATTTGAAAGCAACACAAAGTAACTTTAATGTAGATAAGATTACCCAAGCAGTTGCTAAGTACAAGACGTTGGCGCAAGCAAAGCCAATTATCGTAAGCAGTGATGGATTCGTTATCGATGGACATCACAGATGGCTAGGTGCTGTGAATGTAGGTGGAGATATCTCTATCATGCAAGCAAGTGTCAAAGCTAAAGAACTGTTGGATGCTATTAATCAGTTTCCAAAAACTTTTAACAAGAATATAAATCAAACATAAGGTGAATATAAAATGTCCTTTCCACTAACAAAAGAAATGCTAAGTGCAATGATCGGTAACAATCCTAAGAGCGATGAATGGTTCGATGCTCTTGCAGAGATTATGCCCAAGTATGAAATCAATACGCCTAATCGTATTGCTGGTTTCATTGCTCAGTGCGCCCACGAATCAAATAACTTCAAGTCACTTGAAGAGAACTTAAACTACAGTGAAAAAGCACTGAACGCAGTGTTCGGTCGCTATTTCGGAAAAGGTAAAAGAGATGCCGCAGAATATGCACGTAATCCTGAAAAGATTGCAAACTATGTTTACCAAGATGAATTCCGCACAAAACGTGGTGCTATGGGGAATACCAACGATGGTGATGGGTGGCGATTTAGGGGCCGTGGCCTTAAGCAACTTACAGGCAGAAATAACTATACAGCATTCGGAAAAACAGTAGACTTGACAGCCGAAGAAGCACAAGAGTACGTAGCAACTGAAAAGGGTGCTGTAGAGAGTGCTTGCTGGTTCTGGAACACAGCGAAACTAAACAAGATTGCTGATGCAGGCGATATCGTTAAGATGACCAAGAAGATTAATGGTGGTACTATTGGACTAGAAGATAGAACTGCACGTTGGGAAAAAGCACTTGCTATTCTCGGCGGTGAAGTAGCACCTGCACCAAAGAAAGCTAAGAAAGCATCTTCAGGTGTTGATATGACTGCTGTACTGAACGTTGGTTCTACTGGCGACACAGTGAAAGCAGTACAAGAGTTTTTAGGTATCGGCTCAGACGGTATCTTTGGTCGTGGTACTAAACGTGCTATCAAGCAATGGCAAGCATCAAAAGGCTTGACTGCTGATGGTGTTGTTGGTCCCGCTACATTAAAGAAAATGTTCGGATAAGATAAGGACTAGAACGATGAGAAGTTTAAAGAGTTTCATGCATGAAGCAAAAGACGCTGGTGAGTACGATCAAGAAGGTCGTATGGCTAAGACTCAACTAAAAGGTATTCTTGCAGACGCAGAGCATATGATTAAGATGTTCGGTGATGATGATAACTTGCCTGAATGGGTACAGAACAAAATCACTAAAGCGGCTGACTATCTAAACTCTTCTCATCGTTACATGATGAACAAGGACGGTGAAGAATAATGGCTTGGGTAACAGTACCAAATAACACTCAGTGGGAATATGATAATGCGGCGACAGCCTCAGACACATACTCTGACACACCTGGTACTATTAGCGGTGGCGTTAGAACATTCACTTTGCCTGGTGGTAATGCAAGACAGACATACATCAAATGCAGAAAGACTACTCTTCCTGCTGGAGTTGGTGAATTAGATAAAACGTTTTGGGACGCACAATGATGAATTCATTTAAAGGACATAGGGCAACACATATAGATACAGTCTGTGAAGAGTGTAACATTTATGAAGATATGGTTGTAGAAGCCGCTGAGTATCAAGGGAAGAAAGTCAATCTGAATGACCCGATACGTACATCAGAAAACCCTAATAAGAAATTTAAAGTATATGTTAAGAACGATCAAGGCAACGTTGTTGTAGTTCGTTTCGGTGACCCCAAGATGTCGATCAAAAGAGATGACGCTGGTGCAAGAAAAAGTTTCAGAGCAAGACATGGGTGTGACAATCCAGGTCCTAAGTGGAAAGCAAAATACTGGTCATGCTATCAGTGGCGTGCAGGCGCTAAAGTAGATAACTAATAAATACAACAGATAACATTTAACTCGGAGAAGACAATGTTCAAGAAAGAGATTAAGCCATTGGCTGAAGGAATGGCAGATAGCATTACTAAGTCTATCAACAAGCTTCAGCACGTAGAAGAAAAAGCATCACGCCCTGCTGATCATGCAGAAGGCGATGTTAAGCCCGCTGATATTTCTGGTGAAGAAGAAGTTAAAGCTGACGGCTCCGCTAAGAAAGCGCCAGTACGTAAAGGCGACAAGGCTGTAGCAGAAGCATACATGGACGAGAAGTCTTGCGTAGGCGAAATGAAAAAGCTACACGCATCTTCATGCTCAAAGACAGAAATGTATAAGAAGGTAAGCGAGAAGTACGGTTGCTCAGAAGAGAAGTTCGAAGAACTATACGCTCAGTATTGTGGCGAGGCTTATGAAGAAGTTCAAGAAGACAACTCTAACGACAAGTCAGACGATGGCGAAGGTATGGACAAAGTTCAACCTAAAGCAGTTAAGAAAAAGTTTGGTGATCGTAAAGACAAAGATATCGATAACGATGGTGACGAAGATAGTTCAGATGAGTATCTACATAAGCGTAGAAAAGCTATCTCGAAAGCACTTGAATCAAAAAAGCTTAATGCCTCTGTAGACGAATCTGCCGAACTAGAGGGGCTTGATGAGGGGTTTTCACCTAAAGACATCAAAATGGCAATCGGTATTGCATCAGACAAAAGATACGCTGGTGGCAATATGACTGGTGCAGTCAGAGCAATCAATAAGCTTAAGAGAGGTCTATCTGATCATCCACAAGTTTCTGCTGTTCTAAAAAGACAGAACGAAGCCCTTGAAGAGGGCGCTCAAATTCTTGCTCATGGCGGCAAGGGACAGTACAAAGCAGTAACTAAGAATGGTTCTGTTAGTATCACGTTCAAAGGAAAAACAATTGCGACTGGTGACTTTGATCGTGGCGCAGATGCATTCTTTCTTTCGTGGAAAGACATGCAGAAGGGCAAAAAGAACAGTCGACCAGAAGGCACAGCGTTTGATACTGCACAGGATATGGTAGACTTTTTCGCTAAGAAGAAGATTACTGAATCTTACGGATCAATGAATGCCTCTGTAGATAAAGTTAAGATTCAAAAGCAGATCGATCAGGCTGAGAAGCACATGAAGACGTTCTTTGGTAATACCTCTTCAGTTAAGATGAAGAAGTTTGCTATGCAGAAGAAGATCGACAAGCTTAAGGCACAACTTAAAGAAGAAGCTATACTAGACAAAGCATTGAACGAAGCTCCACGACCGCCTAAGATCAACAAGGGTAAAGCTAAAGGCTCTATCTCTGCAACTGGTATGCGTGGCAAAGGCAACAAGAAATATGACGTAATGGTTGGCTTTGATAACGGCAAGTTTTCGTTTCGCATCACAGATGAAGGTGGAAGATTTCAGACTGTAGGTATCAAGCAAGCATCTAAGATGTTAGGTGAAGAGAATGTTAATAGCTTAGGCTTACAAGAGTTGACATCTGCTGAGAAAAAACTGATCAATCAGATGTACGACAAAAAAGGCAATCTTACTCCGATTGGTAAGAAAGTCATGGACCAAGGTAAAGCGGCTTCTAAACTATCACCTAAAGATATCATCAAAGATAAAGCTAGGCGTAAAGAGTACACTGCATTCCAGAAGTCTAAAAGGAACGAAGAGTTAGATGAAGCAAAAAAATCTGACTACACAATCTACCATAAAACTTTCTCATCTGCGGTACAACATGCAATTGATGTATCAAAGAAGCGTGGGTTTGAAGTGGACGAAGACGATTGGGATCGCAAGGTTGCAATGGGTCCACGTAAGCCAGGTAGAGGCAAAACCAACTCTTACACAATCGACCTGATGAAGAGTGGTAAATCTGTAAAAAATAAATTACAGATGCAAGTATATTATGATGAAGGACGATACGAACTGAATATGTATATTTCATAATATATTATAAGAACCATTAATCTAAAAGGAGAAGTAAAATGGCACTATGGGGAGATACAGACGTTGATGCGGCTATTCCGACATATCTGACAACTGCTGAAAATGCAAAATGTTATTTCATTGACATCACAGAAGCTGGTGTTACTGCTAACAGAGCAAAGGGTTTGAAAACAACTGGCTGGAACCTATACGAAGAGTATGGTACTGGACGCAAGCGTGTTGAGAACTTAGTAGCAATGACTAGAACTGCTGTACAAGCAGGCGATGCTGGTACTACTGGTGTTACTGCTGATGAAGACGCAGTAGTAGCTGATAGCTAAACACTAAATAACAGTGTACCGAGTGAGGGGTTTCGGCTCCTCACTCAAACTAATTACAATATATTACGGTGAACATATTATGATATTAAACGAAGATACATTTACGGTTTATGCGGCAAAGCATTATGACATGAAAAAAGCCGCAAGCGTAGATGAATTCTATGATGATTTAAAAAGGTTTCAATACCTCAAGAGGCTCTTCAAACGATACGAAGAGACTGGTGAGTTGAAGGAGAGACTGATACTAAATCATCTGATCGTTATCTACAACTGCTTTGGAGCGTCTGCTACGCCGATGCTCTTTATGAAGTTAGAAGAATATCATAGTTATATGACACCGTTTACTTTTATGCTAGGCTATATGCCTGATGTCATAGAATACGGCGAAAAGAAAATCATTAGTTCAGACATACCTCTGGACAGTGTAATAATAGAAGAACTTAGGAAAATCTAATGATTGTTGACTTATTTTTAGTATACCAATTTATCAAGCGACTTGCTACTCCATTCGAGAAGTGGGATGCTTATGAGTTAGGTATTATTGATAAAGACGGAAACATTCTAAAGAAACGTAAAGAACTTCGCACTGTCAAAGAGCGTGACGCTTGGGGTAAATTCGATGTGATGATTTCTAAACTGAAGAAGCTGTTAGCTAAAGTACCAGGTGGGTCATCTCGCCTTGCTACATACGCCGCCGCTCTTTGGTTGATCAAGGAGAACAAAGAAAGTAATCTGGAATCGTTGAACGAAGATCAAATTGTCGAAAGTTTTATGCCTTATCTTGAGTTTGTTAACGAAAGTCAAAATCAAGATTTAGATGCATTGTTCGAAGAAGTTATGAGTGCGGCACCTGTCAATTCTGCAGGTTCTGGATCGGTTGCAGGAATTGGTGTTGGGGACGATGGTGAACCCGGACTAACAAAAGCGCAAATGAAAAAATATAAGTCAAAGCGCAAGACCCCCATGAAAAGGTTGCGTGATGTCATTAACGTTACCTGAGGGATATCATGTCAGAAAAAGAATTTCATAGTATGAAAACAGACGTTGCAATATTACAATCAGATGTTGCGAATATACAAGGATTGCTTGGGCGCTTGGATACTGCTATCGATAAAATTGCTGATGCAACGGGCGGCATATCACAGATCCTAGCAGTACATGAGCAGAACCTTTCTGTTCTACAAGATGACGTAGAAGAGCGTAAGCGTCTAGCAGAGAAAGAGACTGAGCTTCTACACAGACGTATCACTGAGTCCAAAGACGAAAGCGCAGAACATCATCGCCGCAATCACAGTGAAGTGATGAATAAGCTTGATAAAATGGGCAATGAAGTGACAGATGAGTTGAAAGAAGTTAAGAAACGTGTTACAATACTTGAGCGTTGGAAGTGGTGGGTAATGGGTGGCTCATGGGCTATCGGTTTCATCATTGCTACAGTCTTACAAATGGGCGGAATACTTAAAATTTTCTCAGGTTGAGTCTTGACAACTAGTGCTGTTATGTGTATAATGATATTAACAGTTTCAATACACTATGGAGTATTACATAATGAATCTTGTGGATTTAAAGTATTCAGGCATCCTGTCTACTAGACTAGAACGTTTCGCAGTAAAAGATAACTCACCTTACAGGGCTAATTGTAGATGCCCTATCTGTGGTGACTCCCAAAAAAGTAAAAGTAAAGCAAGAGGGTGGATTCTTGAGAAGGATAACTCTGCCTTGTACTATTGTCATAACTGTGGTGTATCTCTGTCTCTACGTAACTTTCTTAAGCAAGTCGATAGTAATCTATACAATGAGTATGTAGTAGATATTGCACTAGAGAAAGGCTACAAGACAAGAGAAGTAGCTAAGATCAAACCGCTTGATACTCTTACTCAAAGTAGACCAAAGTTTACTAAGAAGGGTAGCCCTCTACTCAAAATTAAAAAAGTATCTAGCCTAAATTATTCCCATCCAGTTAAAAATTATGTCGATAAAAGAAGGATCCCAGCATCCAAACAATATAAATTATACTACGCACCTCGTTTTGAAGAATGGACTAATTCTCTAATACCAGGCAAACTGCCCGAGAAATATGTCAAGCCTCGATTGGTGCTACCCTTTATAGATAGAAAGGGCAATGTCTTTGGTTACCAAGGCAGAGCCTTCGATGCTGAGAGCATACGTTACATTACGATTATGCTTGATGATACTATGCCCAAAGTCTTTGGTCTTGATGCTGTAGACTTTAACAAGAAGTACTATGTAGTAGAAGGTCCAATAGACAGTCTATTTCTTGACAATGCAGTTGCCATGGCAGGCGCTGATGCAAATGCTTCTGGGCTTGAGAATTTAGATAATGCAATATTTGTTTTTGACAACGAGCCAAGAAATGCTCAGATAGTTGAGCGAATGGAAAGAGTGCTAGATAAAGGCTATAAAGTTTGCATCTGGCCTACGAATTTGGTTGACAAAGACATCAATGATATGATATTATCAGATACTAAAGCAGTTGATATTCAGATGATTATCGACATGAATTCTTATTCTGGTCTTGAGGGCAAATTACAAATGAGTTATTGGAGAAAATGTTTATGAATGTAAGAATGATCGGCTATACTAAGCCAATGGATATTATCGGTATTAATGATGTGCAAGACCTTATTGCATATGCCGCCCGAGTATCAAACCCCGCAAACCAAATGAACACTGCAACAAGCGAGAAGTTACTAGGTTACTTGATTCGTGAGAAGCATTGGTCACCCTTTGAAATGGCTTCTGTAACAATGGAAGTAGAGACTACACGTGATATTGCTAGGCAGTTTCTGCGGCATAGATCGTTCTCTTTTCAAGAGTTTTCACAGCGGTACGCAAATCCGCAAGATATGGAAAACTCTTTTGTTGTACGTGACGCACGTTTACAAGATACAAAGAACCGTCAAAACTCTGTTGACACTGAAGACAAGGTGCTTCAATCCGCTTGGGTTGCGCATCAAAACTCCGTAATCGCTAGAGCTAAAGAAGCATACGATTGGGCGATTGACAACGGCATCGCAAAAGAACAAGCACGTGCAGTACTGCCAGAAGGTAACACTGTATCTCGCTTATATGTGAACGGAACTATACGTTCCTGGATTCACTACATAGAACTACGCTCTGGGCATGGAACGCAAAAAGAACATATTGAATTAGCACGTGAAATTGGTAAAGCAATCAATACAATATTTCCAATGAGTGAGCAATTCATTAACTGATAGATATAGGAACGAAGATGATACAAGTAACAAAAAGAGATGGGTCAAAGGAACCGCTAGACATTGAGAAACTACACAAGGTTGTTTTTCATGCGTGTGATAATATTACGGGCGTAAGCCCTAGTGAAGTTGAGATTAAAAGTCAGATTCAATTCTATAATGGTATGACAAGTAAAGAGATACAAGAAACTCTTATTAAAGCGTCTGCTGATTTGATTGATGATGAGAATCCAAACTATCAGTTTGTTGGTGGACGATTGATCAACTATGCATTGCGCAAAGAAGTCTATAATGACTATATCCCTTTTTCTGTTAAAGAACTTGTAGAGCGTAACATTGCGAGT